CCGCGACCGAGAAGAACCCCTCGCCCCGCGCCCGAGGAGGTTGGCTCAGCCGGAATATCTTCCCCGCCACCACGACCTGGTCGTGCAGCGCGAGGCCGGGCAGGTCACCCGCCTCGAACTCGATCGAGTAGCCGGCCGCCATGACGGCGCCCCCCAGGATCAGCTCGCGCGGCTCCGTGTAGCCGACATAGACCGGCGCCCCCCAGGATCAGCTCGCGCGGCTCCGTGTAGCCGACATAGACCGGATCGTGCACAACCGAGCCGATCGTCACCACGGCAGGCACCCAAATGCCCGCCGCGACGAACTCATCCTTGAAGACGGACGGATCCCAGCCCATTACGCGATGACCGCGTCGACCTTGATCTGCCCCACCGCCACGGCGGAGGCCTTCGCGGCGACGAAGACGCCTACCCGCGTGTTGTCGGTCGCCGTGGTCGTGAGACGCTTGTTGGTGGCGTCCCAGTACGCGACTGCGCCTACGGCCGCGGTGTCGGTACCGAGAACCGGCAGGGTGAAAACGCCTTCGGTATCGAACTCGCCTTGCGCGCCGCTCGCCACGTCGGTCACCGCGATACCGAAAATCTTGCCCACCAGAACGGCGCCGCCGGAGGCGACATCGTAGGGCGCCGGCAGCGTGAGCGTCCGGCCCGATTGCACGAAGTTCTGCATGAAATTTCCTTTGATTGAAGGCGCCGGCCGAGTTGCCGGCGCCGGGGTTCAGAATCAGGGTCAGGCGCCGCCGTTCTTGTAAAGGCCGCGCCAGTCGATCGCCTTGGCAGCGAACACGTGGCGGGCCTTGACCTGTACGCCATCGACCTCGAATCCGGTCCGCTGCTCCGTGTAGAGACCGTCCTCGCCTTCGAGATAGGAATATTCGATCGTGTCGACCATCGCCGGCTCCGCAATCAGGTGCCAGGCATTGCCGGGGATCCGAGGATCGACGACGACCTCCAACGAGGTGTTGTAGGCGGGGTTGATGTCCACCGACTTCGCCGCCACGAATTGCGTCGACGTATATTTGTTGGCCTCCCCTTCCTTGTCCGGGCCCACGACGAGATAACTGGGAGTCAGGTTCAAGACCCGCCCCTTCATCCCGGTTTGCTTGCGCATGGCACTGCGGCCGGCCGTCAGCGCGGTATCGCTGATGGCGGAACCGGAGGCGGCCAGGTTGCCGTGATTGGCGTGGAAGAGCGCCGTTCCATCGGCCATGGCGGGATTGCTGGTCAGAATGCCGTACACCAGATCGCCCTCGAGCGCAGCCGCCTCCGCCGCCAGAGCGAACGGAATGCGATCGAACGCGCCGAGGTCATCGTTGACCAGCGTTTCCCAGGTCAACGTGACGATGCCGCCGTACTTGCCCAGCGCGTATTTCTCAGCCGAATCGCCGAAGGTGATCGCCTTGTACTCGCCGCCCTCTTTCACCTTTTGGAACACGGTCGACTCGGACAACTGCGTGCGCGCAACCTCCTTGAAATCGGGGGCGGTCGCCATCCGCGTCCACGGCACGAAGGTCCGCGGCTGCAGCTGGTAGGCCTGGCGCAGCGTCCGGCGCACGGTGTTGGCCAAGATGTTCGGGAAATCCGACGTGCTTTGCATGCCGGCCCGCACCCTCAGATCGGAATCCAGGTTGAGCGAGGCGGTGGCAATCTCACGCCGGCTGAGACCCCGGGCGCGACCGCCCGCGAGCTCGATCGCCTCGCGTGCCATGTCGATCAGAGTCATGCCTCGGTACTGCCGCGCCGCCGCCAGGCGCGGTGCGTCCGTCACGGCCCGGGGATTGGCCCGCAGGACGATGGCATCGCCGATCGCTTCCCGGCGACGATCGGTTTCGTCCAGGATGGTCTGGATGTCCGCCGCCGAGCGGGTCGAACTGGCTTCGCCGCGTTTGGCGATTTCGCGCAGAACAGCCAGGCCGGCGTCTTGGGCGGTCATACCTTCGCGGCCGATCAGCTCGTCCGCGAAGGCAGGCTCGAGGCCGCCCATGCGGACAGCCTCCCGGATGCCGGTCTGCCGTTCCGCCTCGGCGCGGCCGCCCTCCACTCGGGCTTGCTCGAGGGCCCGCTGTTGGGCGTCCGCGTTCTGCTGGGTTGCGGCGCCGGTGTTGGCCGCCGGTTGCTGCGTGTTGTCTTCGGGAGGCATTGCTCTTTCCTCTTGGGTTGAATTGCCAGCGGCTGCCGGCGTTGAACGGACTACATCGATAAACTGGCAGGGATATGTGCGCAGTTGCTGCTCGGGTGCGGAATCCGCACCATCCGCAGCGCGCACCGCGCTATTGACTTCAGCTCCCACGGGAACGAGGGACACCTCGAACGGCTCCCAGTCAATGGCGCGATATCGCCACATCTCGCCCTCTTTCGTCGGGGGGATCCGCTCATACTGGTAGACGGCGTACCCGACGGAAACGTTGGCGATGATGCGGTCGAGGACGTCCTGATAGATGGGCTCGACGTCCTCCCGCTTGCTGAAGCGAACCGTGCAAGTGGGCTCCGGCTCAAGCGCAGCGACGTCGACAACGCCCAGAACATCGTTTAGGCGCCAGCGTGAATGAGTGTTCAGCATTGGCGCACGACCGGAAAGCAAGCGGTCCATTCGGACATGTGCGGGATCGAGGCTGAGTTCCTCGAGATAGCCCCGCTCGTTCCACCAGTCGTATCGCTGCACCGCAGCCCCGGTGGTCCACGTCATCTCGGCGCTGCGGGTTTCCGCATTGACCTCGCCGATGGGCTGCACGCGCGTCTGCAAAGGCAAATCGCGTATTTCGACGCCGGGAACAGCACCCAGCGGCAGCTGCTGGGTTTCGCGGCGCTGGGCCGCCGGAGTTATCGTGTTCTGGGGCATGGGAACCTCAAAAAAAAGCCCCGCGGCGGCGGGGCAGTGTTGAAGGAATGTTCGGGCCTACTTGGCGCCGAGCAGCTCGGCCACCACTTCCGGGGGGATCAGCTTGTCGCTGACCGCAGGATCGGCGTCCGACAGAATGCCGAGTTCCTTGAGGCGGGCCCGCTCGTCAGCGATCTCCCGGAATACCGCACCGGGATCGTCGCCACGCTCGCGGATCGCCGCGGAGAGCGACTGCAGACCGCCGCGCAACCCCTCTTTCGTCGCCATGATGTCTTTCAGCGGATCCACTAGGTCCACCTTCGGCATGGCCCATTCATAGCGCTGCGGCCGCGCTTTCTGCACGCCGGCCAGCACTGCGGCGGCCTGGACCCGGGCAGCCACACGATTGAGCACCATTGGCACGAGTGCCAACCATTGTTCCTGGGCGATCAACTTGCGATAGTCCATGTTGGCCGACCGCATGCTCGAGTAGTTGGCTTGCGAGTGGTCCCCCGTCATGGACGAGTACATGACGCCGGTGCCCGCCGAAACCGCGTAGAGCTGCGAGCGGGTGTACCCCCATATCCGCCCGAGGACGCCGGCGAGCCAAACTCCACGCCATCGGCGCCACTCAAATACTTGATCATCCCGGGCGAGACTTTCTCCTCCCCAGGCTTGCGGCGCTTGTCGCCGAGGTCCACATTGCCGCCGAGCGTCTGGCTTGAGTCATCCGTCCGAACGAACGCCACGAAGCAAGCCTCGATTTTCTTTCGAACGAGTTCCGCCTGCTCGTAGTCCGCCAGGTCGCGCAAGCGCATGAGCGCCACCGCCATCTCCGCCATACCCCGCACCTGAGAGGCGCGCCGCTTGCGGTAGTAGTGGATGACATCTTCCGCAGGAACCCGCTTGCTCTCGAGGGATCTCACCCGATAGCTGGCGACCTCGCCAGGATGAACCGGATAGAGCCAATACGCCCGCCGGCGGCCGAGTTGATCGAACTCTACGCCGGCGATCACGAAATTCCCATTGGACAAGGGACCCGTCTTGTAGCTGTCGAGGTGATCCGCCTCCAGCACCTGCACCTGCAGAGGCACGGCCAGACCGTCCTCTGGGCGCCGAGGCCGGAACCGTACCAGGCCCTCACCGACCTCCTTGCGGCCCCGCACCAGCAGCTCGATCAACCCATTGAAATCGAGCTGCTCGTCCGCATCGCAGTAGTCACACCAGTCCATCCAAACCTGTTGATCGGCGGCCCTTGCCACGATGCCGGTACCGACCAGATCGCCGACCATTGTGTCGAGCGCCTTGGCTGCATACTCGTTGTTCCGGACCATGTCGCGACACCGGTTCCGGACAGTCTGCAAGTCCGGAAGAATCTCGGCATTGGCGCTGCCTCCGCCGGCGCGCCAGTTCGCCGTGCGTCGGCCGCGCCGTCCGGCGTCGTACGAGCGCGCCATGTCCATCGCGATGCGAGCATGGATGCGACGGGCGCCGGTGGCCGGGCTGAGATACCCGATCATGCTGTCGAGCCAGTTCACGTTACCACCTGTCGAACACAGCCAGATGGGCCGGCCCGCGGTTCGTGACGACGGAACCGCCCGCCACATCGAGCTGACCCTTCACGAAGTTGTAGGCCCGGATCAGATCGTCCATGTTCCGGTACGTCACCGTCTTGCCGTCATAGGCAACCGTTAGGCTGCCCGAGGCGATCGCGCGTTCGAGCGCGGCCAATTGTGTGTTTGTGAATGCCATGTTCAGTTCAGCCAGTTG